AAACGGATTTAAAAGTTTTCAAGTACATTGGAGCGAACACCCTGACAGAGATGATGATTGGGCAAACAGCGAACGTTCTAAAATAGGTGAAGAACGTTTTAGACGTGAGCATGAATGTGAATTTATTGCATGGGACGAAACACTTATTAATAGTTTAAAGTTACCTGATTTAGAAGGTATAGAACCTAAACTAAGACAAGGACAAGTACGTTGGTATAGTACACCACAAGTAGGACATACTTTTGTTGTTGGATTAGATCCTAGTTTAGGCACAGGTGGTGACAATGCCGCGATACAAGTTTATGCATTGCCCGGCTTAGAACAAATAGCAGAATGGCAACACAATAAAACACCTGTACAAAAACAAATTCGTATAATGTTTGACATTATAAATTACATCAATGATCAAGGTGTTGGAGAAATATATTGGTCGGTTGAAAACAATACACTTGGGGAGGCCGCTCTTGTGGCCATAAACGAATTTGGTGAAGACAAATTTCCTGGCACATTTCTCAGTGAACCTAAAAAAGCAGGCAATGTGCGTAGATTTAGAAAAGGATTCACAACAACACACAGGACAAAATTAAGTTCTTGTGCAAAATTTAAGCAATGGATTGAAACAGATCATATGAAAGTACGCAGTAAAAATTTAATACGTGAAATTAAAACATTTGTGGCACGTGGTAATTCATATGCCGCCAAAGATGGTGAAACTGATGATCTAGTAATGGCAACTATATTATGTACACGTATGATACAAAGTGCCGTCAAATTTGACGAAAATGCATTTAATATGCTAAATGACTTAGGCCCTAGTGAAGATAATGAAGATGTTAGAATGCCAATGCCTATTGGAATGATCTAAAAGTATAAATACTATTATGGAAAACATTATAGCAGATAAGATTTTTGATTTTATAAAAGCATTTGGTGAAGATGTTGTACTATTCACTCAAGAGGGCGAAAGTACATTAGATTCTGCACAAGCAAAGCGTTTTTATCTTCAAGATAGTAAAGTAATGGTTCACTTCGATACCAATGAATCTAAATCAGAAATACGTGTCAGCTATGGCGGAGAACGTCCTATACAAGAATTCAGAAAACTATTTGCAGGACTAAAAGCAATAGCACATAAAAACTTAATTGAGTTTAGCCTACAAAAGTTTAGTAAACAAATAGAACCTAAGGACTTCGCTTATCAAGGAACAGTAGCTATGCAACAACAAACAATGGAAAGTTATGGTAAGCCATACGGATATACCAAAACAAGTTATCAAAATCTTCAAGACAGTAAGATTATTATTAAACATAAAAAACCCGTAGATGAAGAAATACGTGGCAGTAGAAGTAGAAACATCCATGCAATTTACCTTGAGAATAGTGCGGGTGAAAGATTTCAATATCCACATAATCATTTAGCTGGTGCTAGAGCAATGCTACGACATGTTAAAGAAGGCGGAAATCCATATGATGACTTTGGTCAACACATAATTGAACAAAGTAAAGAACTTGGAGATTTATATAAGTTTGAACGTTGGGTTAATAAAAACGGATTACTAGAAGGCAATGATGATATAATAGAATCAGTAAAAGAACAGAAAAACAAAATCCGTGAACATATGAAAAAGTTACAATCAAGTGCATATTACGAACAATGTAGTTGTGATTACCAAGCTAAAAAAGAAACAATATCACCTACTAAAGTTAATAAGATGCGTGAACGTTTTACAGCAAAACATTTTGACGAAGGTCTTAATGATGCATTAGGTGTAGTTACACGTTTGATGAAAGAAGGAGATATAAAAGCTGAAGCAAGAGAGAATGCTATCGCTTTAGCTAGATATATACAAGACAAGAAGAACATTGGATTCAACGGCGTTGAAGTCGATGATCCAGCTAATCCAGAAGCTCAAGACCCATCTAAATGGGGAGGAGCAAATGGTATCGTCGCAAAGATTAGTGCAATGGCAGGTTACCTAGCCCAACGTACTACAGACGATAAAGTGAGCAACCATCTTGCTAGAATAAGCGATGATGTTCACAATATGCATCCAAAACTTATTATGGGTGTAAAGAAAGTACTTGACTATTTGTATAAAAGTGCTACAATGGAATCAGTATCAGTTGAGACTGGTCCAGGTATGCAGGAACAAGCAGTTGAATCACTTGAAGAGTCATTTGAGATTTTTATACCAAAGTTTTAAATTTTACTTGACTTATTTGTTGTTTGGCTGTATACTGAGTAATTATAGTCAAACAAATTGGCAATACATTAGGCACATATAGGAGAAAACATTATGGCAACATTGGCAGAAATTCGTGCAAAGCTACTTGCACAAGAAAATACAGGAAATTCCAGATCCTCAGGTGGAGATAACGCAATATTTCCTTTCTGGAACTTAGCAGAAAATACTTCCGCAACAGTTAGATTTTTAAACGATGGTGATACTACCAACGATTTCTTTTGGCGTGAACGTCAAATGATTCGTTTGGATTTTGCTGGCATTAAAGGTCAAGCTGATAGCAAACGAGTTACAGTAAATGTACCTTGCATGGAAATGTGGGAACCAACTGGTTCTTGTCCAGTACTGCAAGAAGTACGTGCATGGTTTAAAGATCCAAGTCTTGAAGACATGGGTAGGAAGTATTGGAAGAAACGTTCTTATATTTTTCAAGGCTTTGTAGTTAACAGTGATCTGCAAGAAGACTCATCACCAGAGAATCCAATTCGAAGGTTTATTATGGGTCCGCAAATCTTTAATATTATTAAACAAGCATTGATGGATCCGGACTTCCCGGCTCTACCAACAGATGCTAACGAAGGCACAGACTTTAAAATTCATAAAACTACAAAAGGTCAATATGCTGACTATAGTACCAGTAACTGGTCCAGACGTGAACGTAGTTTAGATCAAAACGAACTAGATGCTATTGAAGCAAATGGTTTGCATAATCTAAATGACTTTATGCCTGCAAGGCCAAGTGCTGAGCAAATTGATGGCATCAAACGTATGTTTGAAGCATCAGTTGACGGTCAACTTTATGATCCAGAAGAGTTTGGACAATTTTATCGTCCTATGGGAATGCCAGCACCAAAAGGTGGAACAACGGCAACCCCAGTAAGTGCAACACCTGCACCTGCACCGACTCCTCAACCAGAAGCTACACCGGCACCAACACCGGAACCAGTAGCAGAAGCAGTAACACCGGCACCTGCTCCAGAGCCTGCACCAGCAACTGCTGATGGCGATAAGCCAAGTGCTCAGGATATCTTAGCTAAAATAAGAGCTAGAAAAAGCGATTAATTTGATAAACAATAGCAGAGGGGCGAAAGTCCCTTTGCCTTATTAGAGGAGACAAATATGGCAAAACCTTTTGACGTAAGCAAATTCCGCAAAAGTATTACAAAGAGTGTGCCTGGACTCAGTAGTGGATTTAGAGATCCTGATACATGGATTTCAACAGGTAATTATACACTAAACAAACTTATAAGTGGTGACTTTCATAAAGGTGTACCACTAGGTAAAGTAACAGTATTCGCTGGAGAATCGGGTGCTGGTAAAAGTTTTATATGCAGTGGTAACTTAATAAGAGAAGCACAAAAACAAGATATTTTTTGTATTCTAATTGATAGTGAAAATGCATTAGACGAAAAATGGCTAACTGCTTTAAACGTAGATACTAGTGAAGATAAACTAATGAAACTAAACGTAGCAATGATTGATGATGTTGCTAAAGTTATTAGTGATTTTACTAAAGAGTATAAAGCAGATTATGCTGATAAAGACGAAGCAGATCGACCTAAAGTATTATTTGTAGTAGATAGTTTAGGTATGATGTTAACACCTACAGATGTTGATCAGTTTACTAAAGGCGATATGAAAGGTGATATGGGTCGTAAACCTAAAGCACTAACAGCCTTAGTTAGAAATTGTGTAAACATGTTTGGTGATTATAACATTGGATTAGTAGCAACAAACCACACTTATGCATCACAGGATATGTTTGATCCAGATGATAAAATATCAGGTGGACAAGGCTTTATCTATGCAAGTAGTATTGTTGTTGCAATGCGAAAACTTAAATTAAAAGAAGATGAAGATGGTAATAAAGTAAGTGATGTACGTGGTATCAGAGCCGCCTGTAAGGTTATGAAAACTCGATTTGCTAAACCTTTTGAAAGTGTGCAAATTAAGATTCCATATGAAACTGGTATGAATCCATACAGTGGTTTTGTTGAGTTATGTGAATCCATTGGAATTCTTACTAAAACTGGTAATAAATTGGCATACACAAGTCCTGCAACTGGCGAAGTTCATAGTTATTTCAGAAAACAATGG